TTGGAATATGAATTATTATCCAACCCCAAAGCGGAGGGGTTTTTCTGTGTCTCAACTTCATATAGGGCAGAACCTAACCCTGTAGAAGGTAGACACGAAACTATCTTCCCTATGTTTGAGTTTGAAATGAAGGGAGGTGTAGAAGAACTCAAAGAGATGGAGATTGAACTGTGTGAGTGGTTAGGAATACCCTTAGATGCCATTAAGATTAAGAAGTATGATGAATGGGGATGGGCTTTGAATAGTAAGGAGTTGGATCATGATGATGAACAAACTATTAGTCGTGGCATGATTACAGACTTCCCTGAGTGGACATCACCTTTCTGGAATATGGCAAGGAATGAAGATGGTACAAGTAAGAAGATTGATGTTATCTTAGG